ACAAAGCATTCCTATTCAAAGGCAAAGCTGGAACGTATTTGGATATCGCACTCATCCCCAACAAGTCTGGCCGAGACCAATACGGTAACGATGGAATGATTGTGCAATCTATCAGCAAAGCCGCACGGCAAGAAGGTAAGAAGGGTCCGATTCTCGGTAATTACACTGATATGGAACGTAAGCCAGAACCTCAAGCTAAGCGTGTTACGGCTAACGATCCGCTTGGACCTGAAGATGACATTCCATTTTGATACCATTAACACCCATGACTAACACAGAAAGACTCTGGGAAGATCCAGAGACAGACACTCCACGTTGTGACTTAGAGCAGAAGCGAATTGAAGGACAGTTCCCACCGCATCTCACTACCTTAGCAATGTCATTCGCTCGACGCTTAGAGCGTGAGCTTAACGAACAACGACGACGCATCTATGATCTAGAGGAAGAGCTGGAGCGTTTGACTCTAGAGTAATATGCATCACAAGCGCTATCTCCATAAGAAGATGGATGTTGATGGTATCAAGAAGGAGGACACGTTAGACATACAAGCTCGCATCACTCTTCTTAATCTAGCTCCATCCATCGTAACCAATGCGATCAAAGCTGGCTGGATCTCATATCCTGCTAACGCATACGTTGATCCTGAAGAGCAAGACCCGACCGAGTGGCTGAAGAAGTATGACTGCGAAAAGGCGTACAACCTAAGACAGAAGGGGATGACTTACCGTGAGATCGGTAAGCTGTTGTGTGTGGGTATTGGTAGGGTTACTGAGATACTAAGACGGGGAGAGGAAATAGCAGTGCAACGCAAGCTTGATGAGATAGGTGTTAAGCCTATTGATCTGCCAAAGAAATCCACAGTGGAGAAACATACGACACTAACTAAGCAACATAAGAACACTAAGCGATAACGTATGACACAGCGTATAGCACTACCTAATATTGCGTATATCAGATGCGATGTAACGACCTGTATCACTAACCTAGGAGGCTCCCGCTATCTATAGATACGCTGGTGATCGCGCGGGGCCGATCTCTCTCCGCGATCAAACTCGCTATTGTATTATAAACGCACCACTAATGACAAACGCTGCACAATACGTCATGCTTAATTTTGGGCATCACACACTGCGCTGGCATCTCGCTCAGATCCGCGCTGGACGTTCTACGGCTGAGCAGATTGCGGTTTACTACCAGCCGAATCCAAAAGACCCAGAACAGCGCACAATCTGCAAAGGGTTGGCTGACCTGCTCAAAGCGAAAACTGAAGATCTTCCCGAAAGTCTGCGATGACCCATGAACAACCCTCATATGCAAAAGAGAATAGTCCACCTCCTATCCGGTGGACTCGACAGTGTAACGATGATGTATGACCTAATAAGTCAGGGTCACTCACTCCATGCGTTGATGTTCGATTACCGTCAACGTCACCGGCAGGAACTTCTGTGCGCCAAGTATCATGCAAAGCTTGCTGGAGTGGTCTTCACCGTTGTCGATCTTCCACCGCTCGGTGGACTCACCGAGCAATCGTGGGTTGTCCCAAATCGCAATGCCATATTCCTTAGCATTGCTGTCAACTTCGCTTGTGAGTCTGGATCTGACACTGTGACCATTGGATGCAACAAAGACGATGAGGAGCAGTTCCCAGACTGTCGGCGTGGATTCATTGACGCGATGCAAAAGACGGTAAACGAATCCGGTTACAGCGTCGAAATTTGCGCTCCTTACATCGACAAGCGCAAATGGGAGATTGCCGGAATCGCAAAAGACATGGGCATCAACGGCTCAAACATCTGGACTTGCTACAACGGAGGATTGAAACCCTGCGGAGTCTGTCCCGCTTGCAAGAAGCTCAACGATTCTGGTCTATGATCGTCATGCTAGATACGTCCACAGACTTTGATCTGTGTGAAAGCGAATTGGGAGTTCAGGTTGAACAGTTATTCACTCCGCTCACGGGTCTGAACCCAAAGCGTCCAGAGGGTAAATTTGGAATCGACAACGGAGCTTTCAGCAAATTCAACGCTGACGCTTTTATGCGGACACTCAAAAAGCATGAGCCAAGAAAACATCTTTGCCGCTTTGTTGCCGCGCCAGACGTTGTTGGATCAGCAATAAGGACTTTAGAATGCTTCCAGTATTGGAAACCAAAACTGGTTGGCTGGCCTATTGCTCTTGTCTGTCAAGACGGTCAGGAACATCTCACGATTCCTTGGGATCAAATTGACGCAGTTTTCATCGGTGGATCAACCGAGTGGAAGATGTCCCGCTTTGCTGCTGCAATCGTAAAAGCATCAAAGATCATGGGTAAATGGTGTCATATTGGACGCATCAACACTCCCGGTAGATATGAGTATTTCGATGAGTTAGGCGCGGACTCATGCGATGGAACTGGACTGGCAAAGTATTCTCACATGAGAGAATCAATCAAAAGGTCTCTAGAGAATCCGAAATTGCTATGACACAAAGCGAATACGTTAAGCACTCTGGTCTAACCAAAGGCCGAGTCTCTCAGTTGGTTTCAAAGGGAATGCCGTTGGACTCAGCGGAAGCCGCTGACGCTTGGCGTGGATCTGGAGCGCAAAGAAGGAAGGCTGCTATTGAAGCGAGCCATATCCGGTCAGAGCCTATTGATGGACCATATCGCCCACCGGAAGCCGAAGAGAAAGTGGACCGCTCACAAGTGGCGAATGACACTCCGCAGGGAGCGTATGAGCGGCAGAAGGAGATTGAGCGAGCCGCTTATGGATTGGCCGTCGAGTCTCTCAGAGCGCGATCTCTGGATGCTGGACGTATGGTCTCGGTTCACTCAACCGCTGCGAAGAATCTCATTAACTCAAAGCAAGACGTTCTGGATCTTGCAGAGCGTGAACGCAAGCTAGTGTCTGGTGATTGGGTTAAGAAAGCGATGCTGGACCATGATGGGGCGGTTGCTCAGCTGCTGAAGTCGATGCCTAAGCAGCTTGCTGGACGCATTGCTCCCCATGACCCAGAACACGCTGAGCGTGAGCTAGAGCGTTGGGTCCAAGACGTTTGCTTGAAAACCTTACACCAGACTGACCCGTGGAAATCTTAAACTGTCAGAAGCCGAGAGGGCTAGAAGCACTCCGTCAGAACAAGATCGCGCTCAAAGCCATTGAGCGTGACACGGTTCTCCGGTTTTTGCCAATCGCAGACGATAAGCCGTCGCGCATTGACGGGTTCATCTGGAACCAAAACTCTGGCGTAATTACCGGAAGCTATGAGGTGAAATCTCGGACTTACGGACTGGCAAAGCTGGAGTCAACCTACGGCAATCAATGGATGATTTCATGGAGTAAGCTTCATGCCGCTCTTGAGATTACGAAGCATACTAAGTTGCCGTTCTGGGGAATCCTGCACTTGGAGCCAGACGGTCTGGTGCTGATGGTTGAAATCTTCAACGAGAACGCAACTTGGGGTTGCAACGTGCAGTTGCGGGACAAGTTGATGGATGGAGTGAACGAACGCATGGCGTTCTTGAATATGAGTGAGGCTCGAAAGCACCGGATCGAAGAATTGAATACGGAGTTGTTCTGATGCTTGATTTACAACGCGAAATCCTAGAGTTCAGAAGACAGATCTACCGTCCGTCCCCACGGCAAACGGTTGTCGAGTGGAGCGAGTCAAACCTCACGTTGACACAACGACAGACTGAGCATCCCGGTCCATTCTCCACGGCGGTCAGACCATATTGCAGAGAACCGCTTGAGTGCTGGAAAGATCCGTCAGTCTCTGAGGTCACGCTCTGTTGGGGTTCCCAGACCAGCAAGACGACAACCCTAATGGCTGGTTTGGCTTGGGCTATCGACACTGAACCGAGTCCCGCACTGTGGTTGATGCCGAGTGAGAATCTGGCTCGCTCGTTCAGCAAATCCCGCTGGATGCCGCTTCTGGAAGACTGTCCCGCATTGGTCGCTCGATTCCCAACGGATCAAGACCAGATGACGAATCTGGAGCAGCAATTTGACCGCTGCACTTTGACCTTTGTCGGGTCCAACTCACCGGCAAATCTAGCGTCCCGTCCGGTGCGAATCTTGGTCGCAGATGAGGTAGACAAATTCGCTGAAGCAACCGCTAAGGAAGCTGATGCTTTGGACCTTGCAGAGCAGCGGCTCAAAGCGTTCTCAAGCTCCAAAGCGTTCTTCACCAGCACTCCGACAACTTCAGAAGGTAGAATCTGGCAGCGTTACCTTAGAGGGGACCAGCGACGGTATTACATCCCGTGTCCGCATTGCTCCGAGTACATCAAATTGGAGTGGAAGCAAGTCACTTGGGACAACACCAAGACCGAAGAGGGAAAGCCAGACTGGCAGCGTATTCGGTCATCAGCGCACTACGTTTGCCAGCTTTGTCAGGGTAAGATTTCGGATTCCCACAAAGTCGCAGCGTTGCGCCATGGAAAGTGGATTCCCGAGAATCAAGCGAGCTTGCCGAGTGTCCGATCTTACCACTTGTCGTCTCTTTACTCACCGGATCGTAAATGCACTTGGGGACATCTAGCCGTCTCATTCTTGGAAGCAAAAGCTTCGATGATGGGATTGCAGGGTTTCATTAACGGAATGTTGTCGGAACCGTGGGAAAACCAAGAGTCCCAACAAGAACGAGTGGAGATTGTATCCGATGCTGGACTTCCTGAAGCAAGACGCTATTTGACCGCCGACGTTCAAGCCGCCGCTCCGTTTGTCTGGTGGGTCTGTCGTGAGTGGAGCAAAGGCAATTCGCGTCTTGTTGCCGCCGGTCACGCTGACGACTTTGCTGCACTTCGACGGGTTCAACTTCAATACAACGTGCATGACATGGACGTTGGGATTGACTCCGGTTTCAACACACAAGCCGTTTATGACGCTTGTGCTGAGTTCTCGCAGAGCAGCGGAAACCCGATCACATATCCCTGCGGTCTCCGATATCCGCCAGAAGGAGGGCTGAGAAAGCCAATGCTTATTGGTTGGATGCCAATGAAAGGCCGAGAAACCGGAGCGCGATTCACCAGCAAGACTGGCGCAATCCATCCGTTTGGCATTACGACTTCAACGTCAATGCGGACTGATGCGGTCCAACCTCTTCTGGTATTTGACACTGAGCATATGCGGGAAGTGCTTCAGCGGCTCCGTAAAGGCTCCGAGAATCATCAATGGACCGTTTGCAGTCTCCCCGCACCACTTGAGGCTGAGGGGGCATTTGCGAGCGATTCCGATACATACTGGAAGCACTTGGATTCTCACGTTCTAAAGCCAACGGCTAACAGAGCGGGACGAATCAAACATCTGTGGTTCAAGCGAAACACTCGCTGGCCCGATCATTTGCATGACTGCGAGTTGATGCAATTGGCGATGGTGATGTTGTGGAACGATCTCGCATCTACTAATTCAGAAAATTCTAGTAGTTGACTTCACAGTTGGTCTGTGAATAGTCCGCCCAAGTGTTGACCTACACCGTAGCAACAAAGCGGAGTTATTTGCGTACTACCTACGCAAGCAAAGCTGCTTTGAGCTTGCTGGAAGCTTTGACGGCAAAGCTCACGGTTGCCGCAAACGCTATAGAGTCTGGTCAAGTTGTTCGCTCAACTTCTAGTTCTGACGTTTCCGTTGAGTTCGCTGAACCCGGTAAAGGTTCCGCTTCCGCTGGTGAAATGTTGGAAATGTGGGAATCACTGCTGTCAGACTACGATCTTGCCGTGACCTTATTGGCTGGAGACGGAATCACTAATCCGTCAGACCTCCAGATCTATAACAAGATGCTTGGGACCATTCTGGTTGCAGTCACTCGCTATTACGGTGATTTCACACAGTTCCGTCGTGAAGCCACAACCCGAATGAGCTAATGGGAATCCTTCAAACCATTGCTAATAAGCTGTTTCCCGCTCCCGTTAATAAGTACGAGGGAGCCGGTCAGTCTTTGCGTCGTTCGTATCTCGATACGTCTTACACTTCGGCTCGCTTTGATGTAACGAGTTCAACCCGACAAGCCATTGTCCGTAAGTCCCGTTTCTTTGAGCAAAACAACGCTGTTCTGAATAGGTTGGGCGACTTGTTTGAGAGCTACACCGTTGGCTCCAGCTTCTCGGTTCAACCGGCTTCTAGTGATCCAGCTTGGAATCTCAAAGCCAAAAAGTGGTTTGACGTTTGGAGCCGTTATCCCGATATCGGTTCGCGTCAGTCGTTTGCAACACTGATGAGCCAAGCGGCTCGCGGTTGGTTCTTTGATGGTGAGAGCTTTATCCTTCTCACTAAAGGTGAAAGCGGGAAGCCGAGATTGCAACTGATCGAAGCTCAGTCGATTGCGACTCCTGTCGGTATGGAGTCCGATTTAACTGTGTTTGATGGCATCCGGTTTGATCCTAAGACTGGACGCGCAATCTCGTATTTTATCGGATCGGAGAAGACTCAGGGTAATCTGACTGACGTTCGCTCAATTGGTTCAGACTCGGTAGTTCACATTTACGAACCGAATCGTCCCGGTCAGCTTAGAGGTCTTCCGTTTGTTAGCGCGGTTATCAATGACCTCCACGATCTCGACGACTTGCAGAAGCTGGAGATGGAAGCTTGCAAGCTTGGTGCTTCTGTCGCTCAGATCGTCAAAACCGTCTCCGGTGAGGTTCAAGCCTCTAGTCTCCGGTCTGGTGGAATCTCGCAAACCACTCAGAACACTGCGGAGAACTATTACGAGCAGGTCTTTGGTTCGTCTGTTAAAGTACTGAAGAACGGTGATTCGTTTGAGCAGTTCGCAACGGAACGTCCCGGTGTGAATATGCGTGAGTACTGGCGGCAATTGACCGAAAAAGTCTGCGCCGGTGTTGGTATTCCTTACGTTCTTGTTTATCCCGAGTCCATGCAGGGGACTGTCTATCGCGGTGCGCTAGATATGTCTGCTGTGTGGTTTAAGTCTCGGCATCAAGTGATGTCGTCAGCGGCTCGGCGTATTTATGAATATGTCATGGAGTACGCTATCAAGAGCGATCCCGCTCTCAATGATGCTCCGTCTGATTGGTACGAGGTAGCGATTACCGCTCCGCGCTCCCCAAATGTTGATGTTGGCCGTAATTCCGCCGCTCAGTTGGCTGAGTTGGAGGCTGGCATTCTGACTTACGATGAGGTTTACGGTGCGCGGGGACTTGATTGGCGTTCAGCTTTGGAAGCAAAAGCACAACAAGCTTTGTTTGTGCGTCAACTCGCTGACAAATATGGGGTTGATGTCTCTGAGATTTCGGTGATTCAGAAAGAACGTCCAGCGGCTAGTGCTGCACCGGCTATTGACATTGAAGATGATTCTTCTGAATCTCCGTCTCCAGTTGCTCCGTCAGAAGGTGGATCGCAACCGCTTGTTGTAGAACAAACCGAAGTGACCGCTTCAGTCAAAAAGCAACGTAAGCCGCGAGCCAAGAAAACAAAATGAGCTTCACTAAGAAATCAGATTGGCTTTATTACGCTCCTGCGGCTTCCGCTGGTGAGACTGCTACCATTCAAATCTTCGATCAGATTGGCGAAGATTGGTTTGGTGGTAACGGTCTATCTGGCAAGCAATTCTCTGACGTTCTTGCTGAAGTTGGCAATGGTCCGCTCTTGGTGGAGATCAACTCTCCCGGTGGCAATGTCTGGGATGGTCTGAGCATCTACAACCAGTTGCGCGGTCGCAAAGCTCCGGTGACCACTCGGGTCGTTGGCATTGCGGCTTCTATTGCTTCGATCATTGCTCTGGCTGGAGATAAAGTAGAGATGGCTGATGCCGCTCTAATGATGATCCACGATCCTTCTGGAATGGCTTCTGGTACTTCGGAAGATATGCGGAAGATGGCTGACGCTCTTGATCAACACGCTGAAGTGTTGGTTGGAGTGTATGCCAAAAAGACCGGTCACTCCCCCGAGTCTATCCGCGCTGCAATGAAAGCGGAAACTTGGTTTACCACCGCTGAAGCAATTCAGTTTGGTTTGGTAGACAAGCCGATCAAACAGCTTGCAATGGCTGCGAAATGGCATCCTCGCGCTGTTACGAAGACCGCTCCTGAGACGGTCAAGAACAACCTCCGCAAAGGTCTGGAACAATACGCTGAAGGTTTGGCTGGTGATGGTCTTGAGAAACAGACCGTGATTGAAGCTGAGTCTCTCGTTGCCGGTGAGATCCCCACCGAAGATAAGGTTGAGAAAGCAAACGCTTGGTGGGGTCGCAATGAACGCTTTCTTGAGGCTGAACCCAACACTCCTGCCGACGTAGCAGCTAACCTCTGGGGCGGTGCTGCTGGACGCGATTGGTTCCGCGCTCTGTACGCTCAATTGGAGCGTGAAGAACTGGAGGAAGATGATTCTCCAGACGACAAGATTTCTGCGGATGGCAACAACGCTATCAGCGAAAATGGCAAAGTTTCTTTGCCGCAACCAACACAACAACCCGACACAAAAGATATGTCCGATAGCACTACTGTGACGGCTGCGGCTGCTCCTGCCGCTTCCGTTGATCTCGCGTCCATCATGGCTAAGCTCTCTGCTCTTGAGGCTTCCATGAAGTCCCCTGCCGCCGCTCCCGCTCCTGAGCCGGTGCGTCCCATTATTGAGAATCTCGGAAACCCGCTGCTGGAGAAGCATAAGAGCTTCCGCGCTGGTGCTGAGCGTCGTCGTTTCTTGATCGAGAACCACAGCGAGCTTCTCCGTCAGCAGAGCATCTTCGCTCCGCAGAACGCGAACTCCTTTACCTCGACGCTTGTCGTGGATTACCTCGCTGACGCGATCATCACCGTTGCCGCTACCAAGTTGGCGATGGTTGACGCTTTCAGCCGCAACGTGGGTCTGGACAACCTCCGTCCGAAAGCCATTGTTCGCGTGAAGAAGTTCACGACCGGCACTGCCGCTCAGGTCAATCCGACCAACTGGGAGACCAACAACGATTCGACGCTCGCTGCCACTTCGGTGACCGTTAACCAGATCAGCAAGAACTTTACCGTCACTCAAGAAGAGCTGAATCAGGGTTATGCTCTGGCTGATCTTGCTGCTGGTTCTGCTGATCTGTTCGCTTATGGTATTAGCGACAAGATTACCGCCGTGATGACTGCCGCTAACTACGGTACTGCCGTTACGATTGGAACCGCTGCCAACTTCGACACCAGCGACCTCCCCGCGATTCTCGCTGCTGCCAAAAACTATCGTTCCAAGAACCTCGTTCTGGACGGTGGACACATCGCTCGCTTGTTGTTCTCGTCGGCCTCTAACACCTTCCCCGATGGCCGTCTGTCTTCGCTTGCGAACGGTCGTTTTGGATTCGATGTCATCGCCGAGAACAACCGCTGGACTGATGCTGAGACCAACACCGCTGGCTTTGTCTGCGGTCCTGACGCTATCGCCATCGCAGCCGGTCTTCCGGTTGGAATGGTTGCCGGTGAGTTCATCGAACAGCGCACGGTTACCACCAACAACGGTCTGTCCTGCCTGCTCTCCGTCTGGTACAGCCGCGCCACACGCTCGCACATGGCGTCTTATGACATCATGTTTGGTGCTGCTGCTGCGGACACTACGCAAGCTGAAGTTCTGATCACCGCTTAATCCTTAAGGATATGCGTATCGCAACCACCGTAGCAGTGGACAAGAACGGCAAGAGTAAGATCGTTTCTGGTCCCGATATTGACGCGAGTCTCCAACGCGACAATTTCAACACTGTTTCAGTTCCCGAAGGAGGCAAGCTTATCCTGTGGATACAGGGAGCCTTAGCACCGAAAGTCCGTAAAGGTTAATCCTAAAATTGGGGAGGTTGCTGGAAAGTTCCGGTGACCTCCCCTCTAACCGAAAGACAAAATGGCCGTTCAAGCAGACATTTCAACCGAGTACAGCATGGGCCGAGAAGGCTTTCAACTCGTCACTAGCACCGCCGCTCAGACCGGCAACTGGTCTGGCTTGATTCCAACCGAGCCAACCGTTTTCACTTCCATTACCGGATTCCAAATTAGCGGCACTTGGACATCCAAGACGATTCCGGCTGGTTTCCCACTGGTGGGCAACATCACCGGCTTCCAGATCTCCAGCGGCTCTGTGGTGGCGTTTAACGCTCGCGCCTAATGATTTCACTCGGCATAGCACTCAATCGGTTGTTCGCCGGTCAAGCCGGTGGCACTGACGCGCCGGTGCTTCGCCGTGATGTTCTGCAAGAGGACGACTTCTTTGTGCTGCAAGAAGACGGCATCGGAAAGATCGTCATCACGTTCGGCACCTTTGATTCCTTGCTGAGAGAGGACGCTGGCTTCCTCTTTCGGGAGGACGACGGAAAACTTCAAATTCAATCAAACTGACCCATGGCAGACTCTAAAATTACAGCACTAACGGCACTGACTGCCGCCGATCCCGCAAACGACATGATGCCGATTGTCGACGTTTCTGATACGTCGATGGCGGCATCCGGTACGACCAAGCGCATCTCGATCAACAACATCCTCGCTTGTTCTCCCACCGCCACCCTCGCCAGCGCCACCATCAGCGGCGATCTGACGGTGGATACGAGTACGCTGAAGGTGGATTCGACGAACAATCGGGTGGGTATTAATATTGCGATTCCGACGGCTGAACTCCACGTTATTGGTGGTGCTAATTTCAGTGATGGAACTACCACGCTTCGAGCTGTTTCCTCTGGCAATGTTGCTTTTCTTGGAACCACCACGACCGATCCGTTGGTTCTGCGTGTGAATAACATTGAGCAATACCGCATGGCTCAACTCGGCGTGTTCTCTTGGAGCGACGGCGCAGGCGGCACTCGAATGACTTTGAATTCTACGGGGCTGGGCGTGGGGCAATCTCCGACTGCAAAGCTGGATATTCAAGGTAATCCTTCTTCCGATGCAAATAACACGATTACTGGAGCGTTGACTAAGTTTCGTGACATCTACACTCGATTCCGATCGAACTCCGCTGGAATCAGTGGCGATTTGTACGCTGCTCAGTTGTTTTCTGGCGGAAATGCCGCGTTTGAAATCTATTCGATGACCAGCTATCCGCTGGTTTTCGGAACAGCGGCAACCGAGCGTCTCCGCATAGACTCCTCCGGCATCGTTGGAGTGTCGATTACGCCCAGTGCGTGGGATACGGCAAATTACAAAGCGTTGCAAGTTTCACGCACTGCCGTCGCATCGTTGAGCAATATTGGAATCTTTGCCGCAAACT